GATGGGGATGGGTAGTGAGTCCTTCATTTTGTACTCGTCGTCGAGCGCTCTCTCGCGCTGCTCAAGCTCGACCTCTCGGGCATCGAGCATGCGTGTCCGGTAGGCGTCGCCCATAGCTCCGTGATAGCTTTCGGCCATGCCTGTAGCTCACTCACTCGGCCTCCGGCGTATCGTCCGCGTCTTCGGGCTCTTCTTCGGGGCCATCGCTGGGGGCGTTGCCCACCAGGGCTGCGTCCTCCGGGTCCATGACCACCTCGATCTGCTCGGGCAAACCAAGCAGCTCGCGCACAGCGTTGATGGCCGGGTCTTCCCGGTCAAGCACCGCGCCCGCGCGGGCCATGTCGTCCAGGGCACTGGTCACCTCGGACACCTCGCGGTGCTGCAGCTTCTCCGGGCGCAGGTCGGGCTTCAGCTCCGGATCCCACCCGTTCAGGATAAACAGCGAGTCGATCAGGTCCCGCTTCAGCGCCCAGCGTATGTCGGCCAGGGAGCTATCGACCATCAAGGAGAAGACTCCGGTCTTGTCCTTTGCCATGGCAAGCGAGCCCCCTCCGTTCTCTCCAAGCAGCAGGCTCTCGGTGCCGAAGTTGCGGGCTATCTCCCGGTTCATGCGCTGGATAGATGTAACCAGGGCAGTCAGGGTTGTTCCGCTTGCGTTGGACGACAGGAGGTCCATCGACCACTGACTTTGCGCCGTGGGCGTGGCCGCGTCGTCAAGACCGGTGTAGGGCAACGAGTCGAGCACTAGACCGAGGGCCTTGCGCCCACTTTGCTTGGTCCTGTTCTGAATGAACTCCTCGACCGTTGCCACTCGTTGAGCTATCTCCGTGTCCTTGAGGCCCTGGCTGCGCATCACCGAGTATGGGGCCTTGGCCACGGGGATGCCCTCCAGGTCGGTCTCGAACCCACCGACCTCAAGCGCCTCTAGCTTCTGCAGTCGCTCGGCGGTCGGGAATACATGACGGAGGATGCCGAGCCCCTCGGGGGAGTCGGTGAGCGAGTCATCTACCACGTAGACGAGCCTTGTGCGCGGCAGGTATATCTCTTCAGAGGTCTGCGGGCTGCGCTGAACGACTCCGTGCACCGTGCCGGTGGCGTCGATGTCCCACCGCTCGATCGTCCACTGCGCGCGTGGCTCGACGTCGAGTAGGCCGATGACTCCATCCTCGCGCCGCATGGCTGTCCACTCCTGGGCCGAGTAGCCATGCGTGCGATACGTCCCCGCGCGGCGAACGATCTGCGCCCAGGGGGTGTTCGAGTTGAACAGGATGTTGTCGATCAGCTCCGCCAGGTCCTCGCCCGCCTTGCCCGAGTCCTTCGGTGGGACGACAGACCAGGAGGCCTTGCCCAGCAGGTTCAGGTAGTACCGAACGCTAGATGCGACGATGGAGACGTTGGCGAGCAGGTCCGAGAAGGTCCTCCAGCGCGCCTCGCCTGAGAGCTTCGGGTTGGTCTCCTTGTTGTCAACGTACCCGCCATACACGGCCGTTCCGCCGACGCCGATAGTCTTCGTGGGGGACACGCGCTGCGTCCGCACCGTGACAAGGTTGCTGTCCAGGAGTTCAGGCATGACGCCAATACCCTAACCCCCGATGAGCCGAGGAGAAGCCCCCAACAACGGAACCCGACTCTGAATGAGCCTCCCATACGCCCTGCTGGCGGCGTCAATGTCGTCTAGGAACTCCCCACGGGGGAATACGCAAGCGTTCTGGATGAACGTGTCATTCCACGCGCCTCGCACCAGATACAAGTTACCGGCCTCGGCTTGGGAGGCCAGGGGGCGTGCCCGATCGACCTTCGAGCCGCTTTCCGGGGAGAAATGCAACGTGCAACCGTGCATGTGCGCGGCGATGTGGCGCTTCTGATCCTTGCCAGCCTGGCCCGGGTCTTGGGGGATGGACTGAACAAACCCGTGCCCATCCTGGATCGCGCAGGTACGGATCCGGTCGTAGACCTCCGACGGCCTCCACTGGCCCCGCACCGCGTCCAGGATGACGATCGATCCGTCCTTCAGGCGAGCCATCTTGACGCCGGCCGTGAACGACCCACCCCCCTCGGTCGCCGCGAGGTCCCACCCGCGGCACCCCTTGTCGATCTCGTCGGGCCGCGGAGGTGCGTCGAGGAACTGGAAGTCCTTCTGCTGGAACATGCCCCCACCGCGAGGGGACGGTCGCTGCTCAAGCTGGCCGGCCTCGGCGTACGATCCGCCGAACGCCCTGAAGGACGCGCGCAGCTCGGCCACAGTCTCTTCGTCAAAGCGTTCGGGCCACAGCAGCTCACCGGGCTCCCTCGGATCAACGAAGTGCGTTGATGGGTACGGGTGATCGGCGTCGTAGGTCATGGGCAGGCACAGGTGCGTGTAGCCCAGCTCCTTCGCCAGGATGAAGCCGGACACGTCGCGCTCGTGGACGCGCTGCATGATGACGATGGTGGCCGTGTCCTTGTTGTTCTTCCGTGTGGGCAGCGTCTCGGCAAACCAGCGGATCACGTCCTCGCGGATCGTATCGGACTCGACCTTGTGGACGTCGTGCGGGTCGTCGATGATCAGGCGGTCGCCGCGGTATCCGACGATGGACGCCCCGACGGACGAGGCGAACCGCGTCCCCTGGAACGTGTTGTGATACGCCGTCTTCATGTTGGCGTCGCCCTTGAAGTCGAAGTTCTTCCCCCAGCGCGTCTGATACCACTCGCCCTGCATGATCTCGCGGCACCGCACCATGTGCTGCACCGACAGTCCGCGCTCGTACGACGCCGAGATGAACTGCGTGGAGGGACGGTTGAGCGGACCCCACTCCCAAGCCGGCCAGTAGATATTGACCAGCATCGACTTGGTACATCCCGGCGGGACGTTGATCAGTAGGTTCTTGATCTCGCCGCTGGACACCGCCTCCAGGTGCTCGCACATAGCGTCGAGCGCCCAGCCGCCGATGAACGGTGTGGCTGGGTGGAGCTGCTCCCAGCCCATACGCATGAACTCCCCGAGAGACTTAGCGCAGAGGCGCTTCTCAATTTCGAGAGACAGATCCGTTGACCGCGCCATTAGGCACTGTCTTAGATCCAGCTCCATCTTCGAGGGCTTTTGCGATGTCGTGGAGTTGTCGGAGTTGGGAGACATCGAGTTCGTCCAGGTTGCTCAGCACCGGCTCGGCGGCCTTAGTGTCCTCTTTGACGTGCAGGCGCTCAACGGTAGACCATCCGGCCCGCGTCTTCAGCCAGAAGATCATCGAGGTGACGTCGCCAGCGATAGCCTTGCTGTATAGCGTGCCCGCGACCTTGGAGTTCGCGATGATGATCCCGGCACGAAGCTCGTACGGGTAGTGCTTGGTGAGCGTCTTGATGTTCAACTTCATCACCAGCGCAATGTCCGGCTGGCGCTGTCCGAGCGCCGCCAGGTGCTCGACCTTGGCGCGGGTCTCGTCGGTAGGCGTGTGGTACCGAGAGTTCTTCTTGTGTTCGCTGGGATCTTTCTTAGCCGGCATCGTTGCCTCCTTTGGACTCGGGCTGCGCAGCGACCGTCCAGAGCTTCCCGCAGTTCGTGCACGACTGCGACGCCGAAAGTTCCAGTGCGACCAGCGCTGCAAAGCCCGAGTCGATGATGGCCTTTGCACATCCAGGGCACCAGGGACTGTCCATCTACTTCACCTCCTTGGCCTTAAGCAAGGCGTCATACGTCTTGCCCTTGCACTTGGCTTTGGTCTTCGTTCGGTCCTGGAAGCGCTGAATGATCACGTCCACGTATCCTGGATCGATCTCCAGCCCGAAACAAGTCTTCTCCAGCAGGTGGGCTGCTATGAGCGTCGTTCCTGACCCCAGGAAGGGGTCATAAACCTCATCGAAGGTATGGTTTCGCATGGGACGGCCCATGCACTCCAGCGGCTTCTGCGTGCTGTGATTGTTCTTGTCGCCATCGTCGCCCATGGAGATTTCCCATACCGTGGACTGCGATCGATCGCCGGCCCAGTTGGACTTACAGCTCTTGCGCACGGCATACCAGCATGGCTCGTGCTTCCAGTGGTAGTCGCCTCGGCTGATCGCGAAGTTGTTCTTCGCCCACACGATCTGCGTTCGGATCTCGAAGTTGGCTTCGTGGATGTTCGCGGCGACGATGCCGCAGTACTTGCCCCCGTGCCAAACGTACATCACGTTCCCGGGGAACAAACGCCAAGCGTCCGTCCAGTCAACCTTGTCATCGTTGGAGACTTTGCCGGTGCTGCGCGAAGGCTTCGCGTTAGGCGAGCTGAGCCCGCGATTGCGCCAGTCCGGGTCGTACTCGACGCCGTACGGCGGGTCGGTGACCATGATCCCCGGCTTGTGGCCGTCAAGCAGCATGTTGACACAGTTCGCGTCGGTGCTGTCGCCGCAGTAGACGCGGTGCGGGCCAAGCTCCCAAAGGTCGCCGGCCTGAGCAACGGGATCGACGGGCACCTCGATCTCCTTCTCGTAGCCCTCCTCCAG